ATGGGATTAACACAAGTATCAACAGATGGTGTCAAGAATGACGCAATCACAAAAACAAAAATACCAGCAAACCAGATAGAAGCTAGTGAACTGGCAGATAACGCAGTCGATACTAATGCTATAGCAGATCAGGCAGTAGCTTTATCTAAGCTTCCACATGGTGATGGTAGTAGTGATGGTAAGTTCTTACGCTCAAACAACGGAGCAGATCCTAGCTTTGAAACAGTTAGTATCCCTGCTGGTACAACAATAAACAACAACGGATCAACCAGAATTATTACTGGAACTGATAATGCAAATGAATTAGATGCTGAAACAAATTTAACAGTTAATGGTAGTACTATTACTTTTGCGGAAAGCACGCTTAATGTCAATAAAGGTACAAGTCCAACAATAGGTGTTAAAGAAACTACTGGTAATAAAGAAGCACAATTTAGAGCAGATACAACTGGTGGATTATTAAGAACAGTAGGGTCTTATCCTTTAGTACTTGGTACAAACCAAGCGGAACGTATGCGTATAACTTCGACTGGGAGAGTAGGTATTGGGACAACTAGTCCCGGGCATATATTTACAGTGACAGACGCATCATCATCTATAGGTTTTAGTAGAAGCGGTAATAATCCACAGATTATTTTTGATTCCAACAATGTTGGAGCAGCAGCAATGTTTCAAGTATCAGAATCTAGTGGTGGTGCATATCTGCAAATGTATACCAAAGATACAAGCGGTAATTTAGATGAATGTATTCGTGTTGATCCTGACCAAAAAGTAATGATGGGATCTATATCGAGTCCAGCTAATAGTGGTATTTTAACTTTAAGAGGAGAAACTAATCATTTAACTTGTCAAAGTATACATACAGGAGGTTATTATTCTATTTACTTTAGATCTGCTAATACTAATGTAGGAAATATTTTCTTCAATAGTGGTGGTGTACAATTTAATACATCATCTGATTACAGAAGAAAAGAAAATGTAGTAAGTCTTACAGGAGCTATTGATAGAGTTAAAACATTATCACCAAAAAGATTTAACTTTATATCAGAACCAAGTGTAATAAGAGATGGTTTTTTGGCACATGAAGTTACAGCAGTTCCAGAAGCTATTACAGGAGAAAAAGATGCAGTTGAAACTACATACTATGAAGAAGGGGATACTATTCCAGATGGTAAAGCTATTGGTGATGTAAAAAGCACTACTTCTCCTGTATATCAATGTATAGATCAATCAAAACTTGTGCCTTTACTAACTGCTGCATTACAGGAAGCTATAACAAAAATAGAAACTTTAGAAACAAAAGTAGCAGCATTAGAAGCAGCTTAGTATTATTAGATAACTTATAATTATTTATGCCAAAACCTACAACCGAAGAACTGCAAGCTGAACTACAGGAAGTGGTCACTAAACATAACCAAGCACAAGATGTTATAAACCAATGTAAAACTAGGTTTACTGAAATACAGGCAATCTTAAAAGATAGAACTGAAGATTAAAAGATACTGGATCTACCTAGCTTCTCTTCCACTTTTGCTCTAAAGGCTGGATCTCTTTTGTACTGAGGATCATTCATTGCGTCTTCTAACTGAGCAGTACTCTCGAACTTATCAGCACCTCCAGATGAAGGACGACCAGATAATAGATTAGGTTCGTTACCTACACTAGCTACATACCTTGCATGTAATCCAGCAACAGTAAGCTTTACCTGTTCAATGTTAGTAGAGCCTATACCAGCAGAGTAAGCTTTCTTCTCAGCATCAGTTAAGTTTATACTCGCCCACTCTTGCATGTTGGCAAAGTTGTCAGCACCATAGCTATCACGAATAGCCATAATATCTTTTTCTGTTGCAGTAGCTTCGTTGCGTAAACCATTTAAATGCGAATCAATTAAAGATCTAGGAAAGCCAGCTTGCTCTAGTTCTTTATAATGTGCATCTGTAATCTCTCCCTTCTGTTGCCAGTACTCATTCATAGAAACGTAGTCAACATTACCCTGTTCAAGTAAGTTACCTACTGCTTCTCCATATATCTCTTGGGCTGTACCTGTTGGTTCTGGAGTAGATGTTTCCTTCTGAGATTTAAGTTCGTTATATGCTGCAAGCAAATCCTCTTGTGATTGAAACTCTCCTCCAATCAGCTGCTCTTCTTTAGGTAAGCTTCCTTCTTTTTCTAGCTCGGCTGCTTCAGCTTCAAGGTTAGCAACTACTTCCTCTTCTACTGGTGGAGTAGCGTCTTGTGTAATTGTAATTGGATCAGGCATAAGTTAATTCCTCTTAAATTTTTCTACCATTTCTGGTGTAATTGTAATTTCTTTTGGGCCAGCGTCAGGCTGTTGGGATGGGGATTCCACCTTCATCGAGGTTTGGAGCTTGGAGGTTAGCTTGTCCATCTGGGGAGACTGCTCCTCCTTCTTGGAATTGGGGACCATAGGGCGCACCTTGTTTTGTGTAATTTTCAGCCACTCTAGCAGCGGCTGGACTTGATATCATATTACCCATCATCTCCTGTTCTCGCATCTTTTCATTTTGTTGTGCTAAAGATTGAGATTCTTGTTCTAACTGTTCTGGAGTCTTAACAAGATTGGTTGTGTCTATAGAACTGCTCGCTGCTAATCTTCTTAATGCTTCTTCCATGTTTATATATTGAGTAAGTATCTCTGGACCAAGTGCATCTCTGGCAGATCCAATAAATTCTAATAGTTTATTCCTATCATCTCCTCTACCTATAGCTTCCATACCAGTAATAGGTTTAGGATGTATTAAACTTTCTCCGTCTTCTCCTCTAGGAAAGTCAGGGATCTTTCTAGTTTTTTGCAATATAAATACTAATCGTTTGACTAGAGGTAGCTGTAATTCTTGCGTCAGTTGTGAGTACAATCCTCCGAGCGAAGCTTCTAACTCTTGACTGCTGTATCTTATCTCTTCCGCTGTTACTCTCTCAGCTGGACGTTGTACTGCGCTGTTAAGAAGGAAAGCAAACGATAGTCTATTCTCTATCCTGTCGATAGTATTGTTAGCTAAAGATAAATCATTCAATTTACCTTGCGCTTGTAAAACTGTAACGTCATTAGCACTACCTTGTATGACTGCTCCATTCTCTGCATTAACTAAAGTGCGTGGTCTTGTAGTTCCAGCTGGAGATACCATAAACAATACCTTACTTAGCATTGCACTAGCTTCCAGTATGCTTTGGTATAAATTTTCTAATGCAGTTAAGTCGCCATACCATTGCTCAATAAAACTACGTCCGTAATTTTCTGACTCGATTTGAGTCCAGCGTAACGGAATAAAAGGAGAGCAATCAGCTGGACACATGCCATATGTATTAGGTACTGGCTTACCTTTTACTTCTTGATACCATATACACTTGCCTTCCTTATACTTAACGCATGTATAAATCTTTATAGTTTTTTCTTTACTGTAGTTGTCTTTCTCTTGAAGATCTTTAGGTAAAAAATCTTTTGGTAATACAGTTGGACTAACTTCTTCTTCAATAATAATCTCTTCGACATTACCCATAGGATCTCTATTGATAGTGTAGTTCTCCAAATGGATAACTCTTATACCAGTAGGATTTATATACAACAAGACATTGCCAGCAACAATAAGCTGTTCAAACGCTTCGTGCATTGATGCCCTAAACGACATTGTTTCCAACATGTTATGGACTTGCTGCTCTACTTTAACAAGTGCTGTATCTAGTTCTGTCTTTGCTTCTGGTCCAGACTGCGCCACTATCATTGCCAGCCCATCTATCTCAAGTTTAAAGAAGCCAGTATTAATAGGAAATAAATTTATGCCAAGCTTGTTTGCAATATTTAAAACACCACGAGCGCCCATGCTTTGATGAGGATTAGCTATCTTACCTCTGTCTCCGTATGTATCTTCTGGATATAAGAATGGGATAGTTACTTTAGCGTTAGCTCTAGCTCGATCTCCATAAGGCGCTCTCGATGTCATCTGTTGTTGATACTTCGATGCAACAGTAACGCCTTTCTTCTGCTCCATATCTTTTTTGTAGGAGCTATCCTGATCGACACTACTTGTTAAAGTAACTTCGTTGTTATTCATTT